AGTGATGACAAGAAATCACTGCTCATCAAAGCGTTGGGCGCATCACCGATCACCAAACCTGCTCTGCGTCGCAAGAAGCGTGTCACTGAAGAAGAAGTGAAAAACCTTGCACTTGCAACGGGTGGTGCTACGCAACCCGAAGGGTTTTTGCCTGTACCTCCTGAACATATCGTGGAGATGGGTGAAGATGCTGTGTATGCCTATCACCAGCAATGGTTAGACGGCAATTTGCAGTCTTGGGATAACAAGTCGCAAGACGACCTCAAAGAAATGATTGCAACGGCAAGGATGTAATGGAAAGAGATCACGTAGACGCGGTGAGTTTTTCTGGTGATGGCACCTTGATGAATTTTGAGGGCGTATCACTGGTAGCTGTGGATGACACACCACCTGACCCTCCTAATAGTGAAGCGATTATTTGGATGGACTCTACTACGGGTGATCTCAAGGTAAAATTGACAGATTCGGGTGGCACGACAAAGACTGCCACACTTGCTGATTTTAGTGCCTTATAAGGATGTGTTGACAGGTTGACATTAACCAAAGTATTGCAGATCGCCCTACGCAGAGTGGGTCTTGATGACTCGTCATCTGTGTATAAGAACAATGCGCGTGACTATTTCAACACTGGCACGACAGACCTCGGCACACGTAGAGCGTGGACGTGGTTGTTTAAGCGCACCACGTTTACCACTGTGGCAGATCAGCGCACCTATGACCTTGCAAGTGATGTGATGCGCCCCCTGTCCTTTGTGAACGTGACATACAATGCGCCTATGCAAATGGTGTCACCTGAAGAAGTGGATGCCTTAGACCCCGACAGAGATCAAACAGGTGATCCACGCGCTGTATTCGTCAGTGGCATAGACGCAACAACAGGTGTGTGGGAAGTGGACTTATATCCCCTACCTGACGACTCGTCAACAACAATATCATATCGCTATTACGCATTTATCGCTGACAAGTCGGCATCTGATGACTCAACAGACCTTGCAACGACTATGCCACTGTGGGCGCAAAATGCAATGATCCACTACATCGCCTCGCGGTATAAGGGTGAACTCGGTGACTTGGAAGGTGAAGCGCAAGAGTTGAGCCTGTTTGAAGGTGCTATTGAGCAAAACTTAGCAGTAGATGGTGATGTGGTAGACGGCAATCGTATCTATCGCTTTGGTCGTGCTGACCTTAATGCAGGTCGCTTTGGCTTTGAGGTGACAACGCTCGGATGAACAACGCATACCCTCACGTATATGGCCCGTTCATTGGTGGTGTGGATTATAGTCGCCCATCTGATGATATATCGCCAGATACGCTGTATGACGGTCAGAACATACGCATAAACCCTGATGGGAGTGCTGAGAAGCGACCCAACACAGAACCGTTCATAGATGCGCAGTTAAACAGTGGTGCTGTGGTCACATCTATCGGTCAGCATCAGTTTAGTGCGTCATCTGAGCGTGAGTATGCAATGGTCGGCGATAAGTTCTACGAGAATGTCAGTGGTACGTGGACAGACCGTTCAGGCAGTGCCACGATGACCGCAGGGCAATATTACGAGTTGGTAGATGCCAATGGCACGCTCATCGGTCATAACGGCAACAGTGGTGACACCATTGTCAAGTGGACAACGGCAGGTGGCAACCTTGCAACCCTTGATGTGGACTCGCGGTTCACCACTGCAAAGCATTGGGAGTTTTTTGATAACAGAGCATTTGCTGGCAACCTAAACGTCAGCGCAGGGAGAGTATGGCGATCAGACGCAGGGGATATAGAAACGTGGGATGCGACAGCGTTCTACAATATTGGGGAGACTGTTACGGGGCTGAAGCGTCTTGGGGATTCTCTCGCTATCCACACGAAGGACAGCATCAATATGTTGGTGCCTACGGGCAATGCAACGGTGCCATATCGTCGCCTACCAAAGCGTGCTCAAGGAACAGTTGCAGGGCGAAGTATACAAACGGTGACAATAACAGGTGTCGGAGAGGTGCAAGTATATGTTCGCAACAATGGCATCTTCGCATTTGATGGTGAGTCAAGCACAAAGATTTCACAAGCATTAGACGGTGACAGGTATTGGAACAATGTGAACACCTCTGCATTGAGTAATGCCTTCTCGTTGGTCTATGAGGCACGCGATGAGGTATGGTTCTTCCTCCCCTACGGTGCCAGTCAGACCACGATGAATCACATAATGATATTCAATTATAGACAGAAGATATGGTATCCCCCATTTAAGGGTGTCACAAGAGCGTGCGGTGCAATTATCAATGAAAAGCCCCACGCAGGATCATACGATGGATATGTGCATACCCACGCAGGAACCAATGTTGACGATGATGATGGGTCAGTAACAACAGCAGTAGATGCTTGGGGTATGACATCATCACGCGCACCAGATCACGAAGCATCACAGGTGCGGTGGTTGTTCTCTAAAATCTCGTATGAGGTGGCAGGAAATTATGAAATGCAGATCACCTATTCTAACCCGACATCGGTAAGTGGAACAAAGACGATAACTATTTCAGGTGGATTAGATGCTATCGGTAGTTTTCAGATCGGCACCTCTGCAATTGGTGGTAATGACCTCGTGGCAAATGACGACATCCCCCTAACGGGATATGGGCCACATATACAGATAAAGTTTAGAAACGCAAATAGTAACGAGAAGATGGTTCTCAGAAAGATCACTTCTATATTCCGCAGTATTGGCGTAACACGCACACGAAGGGCAGGTGTCGTCTAAGGTGGCAGTCCAACGCTATAACCTTAATTACAATCCCCAATTTAGAGATTACATTGGGCAGACAAAGAACATCAATGGTGTCAATGGCACCTTCTCACAAGATGGCGACTTTGCCGTGTTTAATCCGCAAGGTGGCGCACCTCCTCCTCCCCCTCCTCCCCCACCTCCTCCTCCGCAACAGGTGGCACAGAAACCTGCCACCACACAGAATGTTACCACGGATATTGGTGTTATAAATAAGCAAGAGACAGGGTTGCCTTTTCAACCTCGCATTGACCCCAATGAATTTCAAAAAGCATTTAACACAAGAGACCCTCGGTATGACCTTAATGGTGACGGAACCGTCAATTTTAACGACTATTTACAAGCATCAAATACTAATAGGTTTAACCCTGTCGCTGGAGACTTTAGGGGTGCCAATGTAACACAAAATGGCAATGATCCAACAGATGACTTGATATACACCAATGGCCCACGTTTTCAGGGTTACTATCCTGCACCTGGTAATTTTGGCAACAATAATAACCCTGGTGCTGGTGTGGGTGTAGGCGTGGGCACTGATGCTCTGTTAAGTAGATTGTTCAGCAATAATGAGGGCAGTTACACGAACTATGTTGGTGATCGCTTTGACACTATCGGTGGTGGATTGAATGATATTGGGTTTAACCAGCAAGCGTTATTCAATAATCAGGGCATACTTGGAGCAAATCAAGGAACAATAGTTGGAAATCAAGACTTACTGCAATCGGGGCAACGCGACATACTCGGTGGACAAGATGCCTTGCTTAAACAGTTATTCGGTGACAGTGAACAAGGTGGCGCATTTGCTGATGTGCGCAGTGGACAGCAAGACTTGTTGAGTCAGTTGCTCGGTGGAGATGGGCAACTTGGCGCATTTGGCACGCAGACGCAATTTCTTGGCAACCAGATAAGCAGTGGCAATAGTAGACTCCAAGAATTTATCAACCAACGCTTCAACAATATGGCATCTCCCCTGTCTCAACAGAACATCATTGACGCAATATCGTCGCAAGGTGGATTTAGGTCTCCCCTGTCTCAGCAAGATATTCAGTCAGCGTTAACGGGCGCAGATTTTGGTGGTCAGTCTCTTGCTGATCGGTTGACAGGTTTTGATGGTGGCATCAACAATATCCAACAATTACTTGGCAGAGATGAAGGATCGTTGCAATCGCGCATTGGTGCAGATATTAGCGGTTTAGGCACACGTATAGATACTAAGTTTGGAGCACTCAATGCTGGATTGTTTGGAGAAAGCAACCCCAACAGCTTGTTGAACCGATTAAACAGGGTCGCAGGTACGCAAGGAGATATTAGTGGTGATCTCGGTGGTATTAGAGGGTTGCTCACAGACCCCACCAATGGTCTTTCGCGGATTGGTCAAAGCGTTAATGATCTGTCTACTGGTTTCTCTAATTTCGGTGACACCATAGACCAACGGTTAGGTGCTCGTTTTGGTGAAGCGGGTACGCCATTGGATGTGGGTTTTGGATTACAAGATATTCAAAATGCTGTCGGTGATCGGCAAAGCATTGGTGATGTGTTGAGTGGTTTGCTCGGCAATGATAAGAGCATCAACTTCACCGATAACGTCAATGACCCAGGCATATTTAAGACTGTCCAAGATCGCCTCAATGCAACATTGCAAGATGATCCCTTTAATGCAACATCACAGTTAGAACTTGCTGACCTGCAAAAACAGCAAGCGCAGAGCAAAGATCAACAGTTAGAAGAACTCAACCGCTTGGGCATCCTCGGTGATGGCGATACTGCTAATGTGCTTGGTCAGTTGGGTGAATCACAAAACCGTGAACGCTTACAGTTGCAAGGCAACCAAGAGGCACGCAGAGATCGCGCATTGGATCAAGCATTGAACTTGGGCAACCTGCAATCATCGTTCAATCTCGGCAAGGGTGGCATCAATCTCGATGCTCAAGTGCAAGGTGGGCGGCAGACCCTTGACCAACTGCTCGGCATTGGTGATTTGGGTGTACGTGAAAAAGAAGCTAACTCGCGTCAGAAACAGTTGGAAGCAGAACTTGGTTTACAGCGTGAACGCTTGCAATTGGATAAGGATAAGCGCAACGACGACCTGTTTAAAGATATTGCAGGTGGCGTAAAAGACCTCGTTAAATGGTTGCTTTAAGGGGAGATGGTTAAATGAGCTTTCTTGGTGTACTTGGTGGCATTGGCTCCACGGTAAGCAATGAGGCAGAATCGCGTCGTCAAGAACAAGAGCAACGCAAACGCGAAGAAGAAATGGCACGCAAGGAAAAGATGGATGCGTTTATGAAGATGTTCTCACTCGTCGATCCTGAAGCCAAGCTGCAATTGCTACAAACACCTGACGCGCAAATTGCTTTCGGTAAGAACGCTGGAACTGTGCGTGACTCTTTTGGGCGTGGCATCGCACAGCAACAGCAAGCAAAGATGCGCGGTGAGGGTGTCGCTCAGTTGCAACAGGACATCCAATCACAGGTGGGTGCCCCCGATGTTCCTGAAGGGTCTGCTGAGATGCTGTATGATGCAGGTAAGGCAGGGCGCGGATTAGATGCTATTATGAACATAAACCGCACCATACAGAACAAGCAAGATGCAAGGACGAGCAGTCGTGTGAACAAGGTATATGATGACGCTGTTGCCTCTGGTAACAGAGCAAAGATGGTGTCTGCGTCAGGCCAATTAAAGACGATGGGTTACGATGATAAGGCTAAAGAGTTGATGCAAATAGCAGACACCTTACCCACTGACGATGCTAAACTTGAAAAAACTGATGTGGGTGATGCGTATGTCTTTACGAACCCATATACGGGTGAAGAAGTGAAGCGTGTCGCCAAGAATGATGGCAGGGGTGGTTCAAAGAAACTTGGACAGGTGCAAGAGCAAAAGTTGGATGCTATTAAAACCCTTGATGCCCAAATGAATATTGCCAACAACCTGTTAGGTATGGACGAGGTGACAAGTTCAATTGGCCCATTCTCAGGAACGATAAACAGGTTCAAACAGAACAATCCGATGTTGGGGTCAGTTACAGGTCGCCCACCTATCGCCTTTTCAACTTTTCAATCTACGCTGGTAAACGCCGCCGATGCTTTCTTGCGTATGAGAACGGGTGCTGCTGCCCAAGACCAAGAAATTCAGCGTATAATGAATCAGATCGTCGGTGATGTCACCCTTGATCCTGAAACACTGCGTGCAATGTTTAAGACATTTCAGCAGTCATTGGATATTGAACGGCAAGCTATTGAGGGTGGTCGCAGTGAACCCGTAGACATTACGACTGCACTGTTGGAGTTGCAACAGATCGCAAGTGGTCAGGTGCCTAAAACTTTAGCAGGTGCAGAAAGTGTCGGCAATGCCACCAATGATGCTCAGTTGCGCCTTAAGGAAATCGAAAAGCGCAAGCAAGAGATACGCGCACAGTTGGGAGGGCAATAATGGCAACACGCGAAGAATTATTGCGTGAAGAATTGGCACTGTTAGAAGAAGAAGAAGCATTGCTTCGGCAAGGGGCTAATAGTGCATCAGTGATGCCAAAGAACACTGGTGCGATTGATAGTGTTGTTAATACTGTTGGCAAGTTTGGTCAGGAAATTGGTCGCGCAAATATATTGCCTACTTATGATGATGTTGCCACAGGTGAGGGTATAATCGGTTCTGCTGTGAACAGATTTGCAGAGCAGTCTGGTGACGGTGCGTTGGGTAATACCCCCCTACCAGGTAAAGCAGAACTGTTTAGGCGGTTGGGCAATATGATCATCCCCCAATCACTCCCCTCAATGGATGATGTGACAAAGAGTGCAGATGAAACGCTTTCAAGTTTCAACCCTATGAACATATTGGATGCACTTGGGCAACTCCCTCAAATGGCAATGGATAGAGAGGGTAAAAAAGCTATTGGATCAGGTATTGCTGATACTGCTAACATTGCTAACCGCGTAGAAAAGGGTGACGCTCTCGGCTTAATCGCTGACCTCGGCACTATACCTATGGGTGGTGGCACCTCTCTACTCGGCAAAGGAACAGCGTTAACAAAGAACGCACTACGCTCAACACAGGCAGGTGGCAAAGCCTTAGACGTGGCATCTGGTATCACGCGAACACCTCAGAATGTGATCAACTGGTTAAACGCTAAGGGTGGACTACCCCCTGTTGCAAAAGAAGAACTGCGCTCTATGGTGACAGACCCCAAGAAGCGCGAAATATTTGATCGCACCATTGCTAAAGATATTAGCCCATTAGATGTGGCAGAAAAGGCACGCGAAAAAGTTGGTAAAGCAATCATTGAGCGCAACGATGCGTTTGGCAAGGGGTTGCAAAACATTGACCTTAATGTGGAAGTGCCTAACTGGTCATCTGTTGTTGATGATATTCGCTCATATCTGAAAGAGGCAGGTGTAGAGGTTGAAGATGTGAAGAAGGTTTTAGAAGTAGATAATCCGCGCCTTTACAGAGAAACCCCCATCATTGAAACAAGAACCACAGAAAACCCAAGTATCGTATCAAGGGTGCCCCGCAATAAGCCTTTCACAAGGAGCAACACCCCTGCACAAACTGAAGCGCAAGAAATTGTAACCCGAACAACAGAAATGCCAAACGGAACAAAGCGCACCGTTAATATACCTGTGAGGCGCAGTGCTGAAGCCACTCCGACGACACGTACAACAATGGTGCCCGATGGTTTTGATGAGATCGAAACTTCTCGTCCTAAGCGAGTCATCGACTTGCAGACAGGTGTTGCAAGGACTGAACTCCCCCCCACTAAGCGCATCACTGAAATAAAAACAGGTGAGCGTGTAGACCCCAAGTTCTCCCCCTATGTGCGTGGTGATGTGCAGGCTGCTGAGAATGTTTTAGATGCTGTCAATAATCTCAAAAACGGTTCTCTCGGTGCTATGCGCAACACGTTTATTCAACTCAGTAGAGCAATGAACACCAAAGAACTGCTCAACAGTGGTGTTGGTGATATGCTATATGCCAAATCGGTGAATCGCATCCGCGAGGCCATAGCAGATGCAGCAGAGGTTCACGGATTACCTGAAGCAAAGGCGTTGCGCCAATTACAGGACGCCTTTGATGCAGACACCAAGAAGTTGAAACGATTGATCAATAAGTTCTCCATCCGCGCAGATGCTACCGATATGGAGAAAACTATTCAACAACGGATGACCAATATCTTCGATGACAATGAGTTCTTGAGAGAAGATTTAGAACTGTTGAGAAGTATTGACACTGACAGTGAGATATTACCATCCATTCTCGCGTGGAAAAGTTCACCAATCATTCCTGACTCTTGGCGTTCTGATGTGTTGGCAGGTGGGCAACTGTTGGGTATGACAGGTGTTGCTGGTGGATTGGGCACGCTGTTAGGTGGACTCCCCATTGGTGCTTTGGTCGCTGGTGGCGCAGGTTCTACAATGTCACCACGCCTCATTCGTAGCACCACTCAAAGCCTTGAAAGATTAAACCAATCAGGCATACCAGGTGCAGTTAAGCAGGGCATCAGTGCAGGTGCCGCCAATGATCGCTTGCAACAGCGTGGACAGGATATTCTAACGCAACTTAGCACGATAGGGCAAAGGTGATAACAGTTGGGAGCTTATAGTAGGTCATACAGCTTTGTTGACGGTGAGATACCCACAGAGACAGAGTGGAACGTAGACATTGACGGCATCATTGCTGTGCTCAATGGGCAGTTAGATGATGCCAATGTGGACTACACATCTGCTGACGGTATTGTCACTATGGCAAGGACGCAGACGATCAGCGGTGCCAAGACATTTACTGCTGCATCGCAGTTCTCGTCAACAGTGACAGTGGGCGTAGATGACACTGGTTATGATGTGCAGTTTTTTGGTGCTACTACTGGCAAGAGTTTATTGTGGGATGAGAGTGCCGATAAGCTCATCATCACTGGCGATATGAGTGTCAGTGGGACAATTAGCGATCTTGGCACAGTGACTACAGTGGACATCAACGGTGGCACGATAGATGGTGCTACGATTGGTGGTGCAAGTGCAGGTGCTGGAACATTCACGACTCTTGCAGGAACAACAAGCGTAGTGGCGGCATCAGATATAACGATTACGAGTGGAAGCATCTTATCAGCAAGTGGCGCGATTACTTTTGGCAATGAAAACCTCACCACCACTGGCACACTTGCAAGTGGCACAATAACTGTATCGAGCGACTTGGCATTGGCTACTGGTTCAATAACGTCAGCGAGTGGCGCGATTAGTTTTGGCAATGAAAACCTCTCTACCACTGGAACGTTAGGTGCTGGTGCTGGAACGCTTACGAGTCTGAGCGTGTCTGATGGCAACATCACGAATGTGGGTGACATTGCGCTTGATAGTATTACCAGTGATGGCACAACGATAACGATTGGCACTGGCTCAACAATGACATTCACAGACAATACCACCATTGCTGTGAGTTTGGGCAACGATGCAGGTGACGATTTCACGATTGACTCTACTGCGTTTGTAGTGGAAGGCGATACTGGCAAAGTGGGCATTGGGACGAGTTCGCCATCGTCTAAAATTGATATTCGATCATCAGGCGTAAACCTTTCGTGGGGATCGTCTGGTGCAATATTTGGGAACTTGGCTTACACAACAGGCATTGCCCAGATATATGCAAACACATCAACCGCGCTACAACTTGGGGCAAATAACAACGCATCGCATTTGACCATTGGCACATCTGGCAGCGTCTACATCGGCGACACCACCAACGCATATATGACGCAGGGCTTGACGATCAATCAAGGCACGAATGATGATGAGATATTTGCGCTGAAGAGTACTGATATGGCTCACGGTGTTACTGACACAACAGAAACAGATACATTGTTTTCTATCAGAAAAACATCAACCAGCGGTGGCGTACAGGCGCAATGTTTTAGCGAAGATGATATTGCTTTAAATCTTTGGGGTGTCCACACAAACGACAACACAACAAAAACGACAGGTGGGTCATCCACTGTGCGGGTGACATCGTTAAAAAAATCTGGCACAGCGGTTGGTGGGCCTGGAGCCAATGCCAATCTTTTTTCAGTATTTAATGGGGGTGTTGGCTCAGTTTTTATTGTCGATGCAGAAGGTGACTTATACGCAGATGGTGGCACGTCATCAACCAATATGGTGACGCAATACGATGAATATGAAGATGCTCAACTGATTCGCGCTTTCTCTACGATGGGCAATGCTAAGAGCGTCATCAAAGATAAGTGGGATAATTTCGTCAGCTACAATGAAGATACACTCGTTGAACTTGGCATACTTGGTGCGCCACTAAAAGACAAACCACTGTATTGTGTGACGAAATTACAGAAGTTGCAAAATGGCGCAATCTGGCAACTCTACACACAGATTATGGATATGGCAGAACGCATAGAAGAAAACGTGCCTCAATTACGTGGCAAACTTATCCCTCAGATTGGAGCATAATATGGCAGTTACAGCAGACATCGTCTACAAAGGCGTTGCGCTCACAGGCATTGAATTTGCCGTGACAAGAGCAGAACACATAGAATCAGCAGACAAATCAGTTCTTGTTTACAGATGCACCGTCACGATGCCAGATGGTAGTGTGCAAGGTGACACTGGATGGGAGACAGTATCGAGCGACACACCAGACTTCACGCTCTCGCCATTGGCAGATGCAGAGGTTCATATGGTGGCACGACTCACATACATTGGCGCAACGAACATTACAACTGTGGGGGAGTAAATGACTACCGAACAGATCACAGAGAAGATAGATAATCTGCAAACCGCACTCAACCAACGTGCATCGCAGATTGTGGCACAAGATGCCGTATGTATAACCATCCGCGATCACATTGCCACACTCAACGAAATACTTAAAGATAAACAACAACCGCGCAGTTATGAAGTTGGTAGCGGAGAAGAAATTCCCACTAAAGAAGGTGCTTAAATGTTTGGCTTAATAAAAAAACTTGGTGGATGGGCAGTAAAAACGCTGAAGCGCGAGGCTAAGGGCGAGTTGTTAAAGAAGGTGGTTCCAATGCAGGATATTGGTATACCGCGCATAAAGAAACGGGGGCAATGATGATTGAGCAATGGTTGTTGAGCAACTGGCAATACGTGCTTGTCGGCTTTTATGTAGCAGAGAAAGTTGTGAAGCTGACACCAACAAAATATGATGACATCTTGTTTGACGTTGTCGGTGGCGCAATCAAAAAACTCGTAAAGAAATAGGTAGGGCTATGGACTTGACTTGGCTGACAGAGGCAATGTCTGGTTTGCCCTCTGAATTTCGGTTTATCCTGATACTCGTTGTGTTGGGCATTACATACAAGTTTCTTGAGATAAAATATCTTAATCGTGGCGAGGTCAGTGATTTGGATATACAAGAGCAGATTGCCAACATAGAGAAGCACGTCACCAATCACCTGTCGCACGACCTCAAAGATATAGCGGCAGAGATCAAGGCACTGTCCAGTGTCATTCGTGACCTTACCGAGCAGACCAACCGCAACGTCAACACAATGAATGTGGTGCTTGCCAAGCAAGACCAGACACGCGATATGCTCATAGAGTTGCGTGGTGAGATACGGAGAAATGTTTAGTGCCAAGTTACAGCAAAAAAAGTAAGGCTATACTTGCTACGTGTGATGAGCGTTTACAACGTGTGTTCAACGAAGTCGTTAAGCACTTTGACTGCACCATTACGTGTGGGCATCGCACCAAAGAAGAACAAGACGCACTGTATTATGCCACACCCAGGAGGACGCAGGTAAAGTGGCCTAATGGCAAGCATAACACCAAACCGTCACAGGCCATTGATGCTGTGCCGTGTCCTGTTGATTGGGATGACAGAGAGCGATTTACATATTTCGCAGGGTTCGTAGTGGCAACAGCATTGTCTATGGGCATCAGTTTGCGTTGGGGTGGCGATTGGGATGGTGATACTGAATTGGATGACAACAAGTTTGATGATCTTCCCCACTTTGAGCTAATCAGTTAGGAGTTATAATGTTTAAAACTGAACGCATCGATGAGTATGTGTTACAGTTGGACGCTGGTAAGGTGGGCGCATCGGGGTGGGAACACAAAACCCTTGCAATGTTTGACCAACATTTTGACAGTGATAAGTGTAGGAAAGATTTATTTGAGGGTGGCTTACGTGCTGCAAAGGACGGAGGGCACCCTGTTCTTTTTGGTGGCGATATGATGGATGTTATGCAGACACGCAGCGACCCTCGCAGAAGCAGGGGTGGCAATATGTCTGATAATATGCGCTACCTCAACAACCTCATAGATGAACTTGCTGAGTTCCTGCTCCCCTATACCGAGAATATCATTGCGTGGTTTGATGGCAACCACGAAACTGCCATACTGAAAAACTGTGATCTCGACCTTGTTGAAGCGGTCATTGGAAAGTTGCGCGATAAGACAGGTTATGCCATTAACCATATGAACTATTCGGGATACATACTTTACAGGATGAAGTTTAGCTCATCAAACTATGGATCACCTAAAGTGTGGGTGCATCACGGATACGGTGGCAATGCTCAGGTGACAAAAGGTGTCAATCACGTAATGTACAGGGCATCCTCTTACCCTGATGCTGATGTGTTCTTGACAGGGCACACACACAACTGTTGGACAATGCCCCACGCACAAGAGAAGGTGTCTGATGGTGGCAAGGTGTATAAGCGCGTACAATGGCACGCACAGATACCATCACTAAAAGATGAAACTAAGGCTAAGAAGGGGCGCGGTTGGGGTATTGAGAAGGGTTTTACGCCACAAGTCAATGGTTATGGATGGGTCAATTTCCAGCGTGTGCCTTGTACAAATAAGCAACTCGTAATCCCAACACAACCCACTCTTGTATTGGAGCACAATTGACACAGTTCAAAGAGGAAACTGTTAATGCCCTCATAGAGCGATTTAGAGCGCGTCTAAGGCTACATAATTGGGAAGTGGATTGGTATTGGCAAAACGACAAAGATGCGCCCCTATACGGCTCTGTGAGTGCTGTGGACAATCGTGATCGTGCTACCATTGAACTGTCTATTACAATACCCTCATTTGCCGAACTGAGGCGCACCATTGCCCACGAAATAGCGCACCTGTTCTTGTGGCGTCAACTTGTCGCAGTAGATGCCCTTGAGCAATGCTGCGATGACAATGCGTGGGCATACTTTCGGCAAATATACAAAGACGCCCACGAAAGAGATGTGGACGCCTTAGCAAAGATTATCTGTGAACTGTGTAATGATGACGATTTAGAAGGTTAGCACTTCCTGTTGCAACCGCTTAACTGCTATCTCACAATACTTTTCTTCTATCTCTATGCCTATTGCCTTGCGTCCTAAGTCTTTGGCGGCACGAAGAATAGGCCCAGACCCCATATATGGATCTAATACTATTTGGTTTTCTATTGTGGCAAGCGTTAAACACCACGACATTAATGAAATGGGCTTTTGTGTTGGGTGTAACACCCTTTCCCCTGCCTCGCTATCCCTTACAAGCCCCTTCCATAAATGATGGAAAATCTTTGGCGTTTTCCAGATATTTGACCACGCCAATTCTACGTCCGCAAATGTGTTATTTGGCCCACGACCTCCGCCTGTTTTGTCCCATATTATCCACCCGCCGCTTGGGGGTAATTTGTTGGCATAATAATTGGCTCCGAACAAAATACACCGATTAAACATTAAAAGGTGTGATGGATCAAATGGTTTATCATCACCGAATATAGGAGGTTTCCCCCCCATTTTTATGCGTCTGTGCCCTTGTCCCACAACCTGTTCTTTGATTTGAAACCCAATCCCATAAGGCGGGTCAGTCAACACAAGATCAACTGGTTCCAACTGTGGCAGTATCTCCAAGCAATCACCGTGATATATCGTGCAATGTGAGTCTTGGTAATAGGGCAGCATATTTAAGCACCTTTCATTAATAGTTTAGGTTATCGCACTCAAAAACGTGTATCAATCTTTTCTCACTTTTTAACGCTCCTGTAATTGGTGAGCAATTCTCTCCGCAATAAACTCCACAACACAAACTGCCATACTGTTACCGATTGCTTTGTATCTCGGCCCATCAGGGCATTGCTCAGGTGATTTGCCTCTCCACGGTATGCGCGTCCAATTATCGGGAAAATTTTGTAGTCTCTCACACTCCACGGGTGTCAATCTTCGCACCTGCATTTGTGGTTGCCAGTTGAACGCCACTGCGTGTTTATCGCCCTTCGTGAGTGTAGTCCTACACTCACCAG